TCGTTGTCGTTATCCGAAAAGGAAAGCCCGAAGCGAAAAGGAAAAGGTCATGACCTGCCGCGAATCGAAACGATCATCACGGATGCTGCCGGAAGCTACGGCCCGGAAGTTGCAGATTGGGCTCAGCGCATTCTCGGAGTGGAGCTCATGCCCTGGCAGAGGCATGTTCTCAACAATCAACTTGCCGTCGATGCCGAAGGGCAGTTCCTCAACCATGTTTCACTTGTGTCCGTTGCTCGACAGAACGGAAAGACCGTTGCACTCAAAGCCTTGCTCGGATGGTGGCTGACGCAGTACGCCACGCAGGTCGGCCCACAAACAATCTTGACTACGGCCCACCGGCTCGATTTAGCGACTGCGCTGTTTCAAGATTTAGCGCCGGTAATTGAATCCAAGTTCGGTGTCAAAGCTGTGTGGGCGTATGGGCGTAACAGCATCAAGGTCGGTGACTCCAAGTGGTATGTCAAAGCAGCCAGGCCATCCAGCGGTCACGGTATGTCGGTAGATCTGATTATTGCCGACGAAGTGTTCGGCATCGACTCAGAGACGCTAGACATCGGCCTGTTGCCGACTCAGCGTGCTAGGCCGAATCCGTTGTGCTCGATGTGGAGTACTGCCGGTACCGAGGACAGCGTTGCCATGTTGCGTTGGCGTGAGCAAGGCATACGCGCGATCGACTCGGGTGAAAGCACTGGCAGTGTGTACCTGGCTGAATATAGCCCACCACCTGAACTAGATCCGATGAGCGAAGTTGCATGGGAGTACGCCAACCCGGCGCTCGGACACACGCTTGACATACGCACAGTCCAATCCGAATCCAAGGGGCCGAATCGTGCTGGCTTCCTGCGGTCTAGCGTGAACCTATGGGTGCAATCAGAGCTGTCGTGGCTGCCACCTGGACGGTGGGAGTCTTGTCGTACCGATTTGCCACCATTGCCTGGCGGCGTGCTCGCCGTGGAAGTCTCCTTAGACGATGGCCGGTACGTGGCTGTACGTGTGAACGCGAATACTGCTGGGATGCTGACTGCGACTGTCGCATTCATGTGCGAAACCATTACACAGGTCTGGGATAACATTCGACACCAGTTGGCCTCCAACTCAGGCTTGCAAGTTGCTATCACGCCGACACTGGACACCAACTGCCCCTCCGATCTGCAACGTCGCAGGGTGCTGGTCGGGTACCAGGAGATCAGCCGGTACACGTCAATGGTCAAGAATCTGATCAACGAAGGTCGCGTCAAGCACACTGGTGAAACGATGTTGGCTGAGCATGTTGGTCGAGCTGTCGCGGTTCGTACTCCTGGCGCTATCGCGTTGTCATCGCAGAAATCGTCCGGGCCGATTGAGTTGGCGCGTTGTTTGGTGTGGGCTGTTGGCATGATGAGCCGACCACGACCGATGGTCAACCGTCCTGTCATTGCATCGAGCGCCTAGACTCAACTGCACAATGGCTGGATTCTCTCTCAAGCGCGCTGTCGCTAATAACACCAAGGCTGAAGTAGGCGCGGCTGGCGCTGCTGGCAATCCGCTTGTCGGCAACTTCATGACCTATACCACCGACTTCAACAGGTCGGCTGCCATCCAGATTCCCACCATCAGCCGGGCACGTGACCTGATCTGCTCGATGGTCGGCTGCCTGGAGATTCACCAGTACTCAAAGCAGTGGGTGGGCGAGGACTACGAGGACGTGCACCTGCCTGATGACACGTGGTTCCATCAGCCCGACCCGAACGTGACACGCAACTTCATCATGTCCTGGACGACCGACGACCTCCTGTTCTACGGACGCGCCTTCTGGATTGTGACTAGCCGATTCGGCAACGGCTTTCCAGCGACGTTCACGTGGATTCCGGCAGACAACGTGCAGACACGTGACCAGGCTGGCCCACAATGGTTCGGCCCCAGCAAAGAGGTGTACTTCAACGGCTACCGGCTCGACCCGAACGACGTAGTGCAGTTTCTCAGCCCCATCCAGGGCTTGCTGACCATGGGTGCACGCTCAATCCGTACCAACATCAACCTGGACACCAGTGCTGAACGCTTCGCTAAAAATCAGACACCAGCCGGTGTGCTCAAGCAGACGGAGGGCGAGCCTTTGAGTGGCGAGGAATTGTCCGAACTGGCTGCTGGCTTTGCAGCTGCACGAAACAACAACGCCATTGCTGCGTTGAACCAGTACGTCGATTGGAAAGAGTCCTACATGGATCCAAGCAAGTTGCAGCTGACCGAGGCACGCACATATCAGGCGCTTGAAATGGCACGCCTAGCGAACATTCCTCCGTACTTGGTTGGTGCACCATCAGGTTCGGGCATGACGTATCAGAACGCACAACAAGCACGCCAAGACCTGTACCTATTTGGTGCCAAACCCTTCATTGACTGCATCGAGCAGACTCTTAGCCAGAACAGCGTGACACCACGCGGTCGCTACATTTACCTAGACGTGGAGAGCTACCTGGAGGAAGCAGAAATGTCTCCCGAGTCGGACAACGCTGCACCGGCTCGGGGGATACCCTCTAATGACGAAAGTGAGGCATGATGATTCGCCTAACAGCCGAGAACACGTTTGTGCTTGCCCAGGAGGGCGAAACGCCACGCTCAATCAGTGGTGTTGCCGTACCTTGGAATACCGAGGCCACGGTCAGTGACGGTACTCGCGTCAAGTTTGAGCGCGGTGCCCTGCCAGTGACCGGCAAGAAGCCGAAACTGTTGAAGTATCACGATTCTGAGCAGCCGGTCGGCGTAGTCACAGGCCGCCTGGACTCCGAGGAAGGCATGCTGTTCACAGCCCGAATCAGCGCCACCTCCGAGGGCAATGACATGCTTGAGCTCATCAAGGACGAGGCCGTGGACTCGGTATCGGTCGGCGTTGACGTAGTTGACGCAACGTACGACGACAACGGCACCATGATCATCAAAAAAGCGAACTGGGTGGAGTTATCATTGGTAACAGCACCTGCATTCAAGGGCGCTATGATTACAGAGGTTGCAGCGACCGAACCCCAAGAGGAGACAACCACAATGTCAGAAGTCAAGGTCGAAGCACCAGCCGAAGTTCCTGCACCAGCACCAGCACCACAAATGCTGTTCGCTGCACCGCGCAAAGAGTTCAAGCTGCCATCAGCTGCTGAGTACATCAGCAAGATCATCCGCGGTGGATCCGAAGCGCAAGAGTTCCTTGCCAACATCAAGGCTGCTGCGCCCGATGTAGTCACGACCGACACGCCCGGCATCCTGCCCGAGCCAATCCTCGGCCCGGTCTACAACAACTTCCGTGGCCTGCGCCCGGTGTGCGATGCAATCGGTGTCAAGGCAATGCCCGGTGGCGGCAAAGTGTTCCGTCGCCCGAAGGTTACGACCAACACCACGATTGGTGCATCCAACGGCGAAAACGCCAACCTCGATCAGGGCACGTTCGTTGTCTCAAACAACAACGTCACCAAGGATGTGTACGGCGGATACGTTCGCCTGTCCGAGGAGGACATGGACTGGACTGAGCCGGAAGTTCTCGGCCTTCTGGTCGATGACATGGCGCGTATCTACGCCAACGAAACCGACAACGTGGCAGCTGACGCACTCAACACCGGCGCAACCGTGACGCTCACGCTCACCGATGCCAACCTCACCGACCCAACCAAGTGGGTGGAGTTTGTGTACGCGGCCTCAGCAGACATTCTCAGCAACAGCAATGGCAACTTGCCGACCCACATGTTCGTGGCACCAGCAATCTGGGAAAAGCTCGGCGCTTTGACCGACACAGCTGACCGCCCACTGTTCCCACAAGTCGGCCCAATGAACGCCTTTGGCAACTTGGTTCCCGGCGTAGGAAGCGGCAACGCATTCGGCCTCCAGGTCGTTGTGGATCGCAACTTCTCGGCAAGCACGCTCATCATCGGAGACCCATCGGGCTTCGAAATCTTTGAGCAGCAAAAGGGTGCAATCCAAGTCGAGGCGGCTGACGGTTCGCTGTCGCGTTACATCAAGTTCCGTGGCTACTTTGCCACTTTGATGATTGACGCAAACAAGTTCATCAACCGCACCAGCGTTTGATAGTTCGTTCCCTCCAGGCGACTCTGAACGGTGGCGACTTACTCGGTAACCCATAAACAGGTTGTCAGTAATGTTGCCATCGTTCAGTTGCTCGAGCCTCACAACTTCGAGGTCGGACAGTCAATAACCATCAGTGGCATCAACGCCACGTGGAATGGCACACACAAGATTCTGGCGCTGCCCGAGTATTACTTCATCGGCGTATCCCAGCAGGGTGATTACCAGTACGACACCGACACCATCATCCCCAATCAGGTGCAATTTGCGCTGACCACGGATGACGCTGATCGAGCAGCTGCCACCGGCACAGTCACCTACAGCATCACCTGCTCCTGGATTGTCCTGGGCGACCTTGAGGACTACCTCGGCTTCACGTTCACCAACCCGAGCGCCGATCTGGACGTTGCCAACATGGCAATCAGCGCAGCCAACCAATTCGCATACCGCAAGCGCCAAGAGTCCGGCTACTTCGACTCACCGAGCTCGGTGCCAGGTGGCGACGTAAAGCTGGGCACGGTGCAGTACGCAGCCATCCTCTACCGCGAACGTGGCAGCACCGAAGCCTTTGCATCGTTTGACCCACTAGCAACAGGTGGCCCGGTGACCGGCAACTACGGACAGATCCTGCGCCTGCTCGGAGTCAATAAGCCACAGGTGGCCTGACATGGCAAACATGTTCAAGGATGGTTACGACCAACTGGTAACAAGGCTCGGCACAATTACCGGGCTACGTGTGTTTGATGACCCACGAAATATCAACGTGCCTTGCTGCATCGTTGAAGCGCCAACAATCATGATGGCTAGCAACGTGGTTGCAGACATGGAATATCGCGTCGTGATAGTCGGCCTAGGCACCGGCGACAATCGCACGCTCGATCAGCTGCTGGATTTGGCTGATCTAGTCCGTGCAGCGCAAATCGGATTGACCGAGGCACGGCCCACCACAGTTTCATACGGTGGCGCTGACTACCCGGCGTACGAGCTGACAATACGCACCAAAGTCAGCCCATAGGGCTATTAGACTGCCAAACGGGTAAGCAGCGACCCTCGACGTAGAGGAGATCTGCTACATGGCCAACGCAACCACATACCTCGCAACCCCGACCTTCGGCATCGGTGTCAACCTCGCCGGTATCAAGGATCTGACCGACCAGTGCAAGAGCGTCGTTATCACCAAATCGCGTGAATCACTCGACAGCACATCGTTCGGCAACACAGGCCGCCAATACGTGGGTGGACTCACCAACGTGACGGTCACCGCCACGCTGTTGATGGAATACTCGGCAACGCCAGGCACCTACGTTGACCTCACCGCATTGGTCGGCACCAACGTGTATGTCGCAGTAAAGCCGACCTCGGATGCAATCTCGGCAACGAATCCCGAATTCCAAATCACCGGCGGCTACCTGGAATCGCTCGACGTAGTGAACGGTTCAGTCGGTGAACTGTCCGAAGTGGAAATCACCGTCACCGGCGGCGTGCTGGTTGAGGACACCACGCCGTGAAACTAACCATCAAGGTGTCGTACGCGACACCAGCAGCGGAAGTGGTTACAGAACAAATCACGACGACCATTGCGACGGTCGCTGCATGGGAACGCAAGTTCAAGCGCCGTGTGAGCGATCTCCAAGGCGGCATTGGTATCGACGATTTGATGTTCATGTGCTGGCATCAGCTCACGGTTGGCAAACGCGAATCGCGCGATTACGACACCTGGCTGTTGGCAGTGGACAGTTTCGACGTGGTGGAATCCGCGCAAGTAAACCCTACGGAAGCCACAGCATCAGGCGACAGTTAGCAGATTTGCTGCTGGCAACTGGATGGTGGCCTCCCGACATTGAGTTCGACATGGATGACTTGGCTACCGTGTTACTTCTAGCAAAGAAGGCAAACAAACATGGTCGCTAGTTCAACAGTAAGCATCGTCGGTTTGAAAGACGCATTGCGCGAATTGCAAAAGATTGAACCCGACCTGGCTAAAGAAATCAAAAAAGAATACAAAAGCATCGTCAAGGTGCTAATTGACGATGTGAAAAGCACGATTCAGCCAGCACCGCTTAGCGGCTTCAAACGTAATTGGGAATACAAAGGTCGCAAGATTGGGCCGTGGGATCAGTCAGCTGTAATCAAATCCATCGTGCCCAGGTTCAGCAATCGCAAACGCGGCAACAGCCTGGCAGTGTTCAGCGTTGTGATGAAAAGCCCATTCGGTGCAGTCGCTGACATGGCTGGTCGAGCAAACGACCCCAACACGGCTTGGGGCGCTGTCATGATTCGGGCATTGAGTTCACGGTTCGGCAAACCATCTCGAGGCATGTGGCCTGCGTACGAACGCAACGCTGCCAAAATCAACAAAAACCTTGAAGTGATTGTAGAAAAACTTACCGATGCAGCAAATCGTAGACTGTTGGACTAATGGCTGTAACAATCCCCATCATTAGCGAGTTTGACGGCAAAGGCATTAGCCGCGCTGTAGAGCAATTCAAGCAACTCGAAGGCGCTGGCAAGAAAGCCCAGTTTGCCATCAAAAAGGCAGCCATACCGGCAGCCGCAGCCCTGGCTGGTATCGCAGCCGCAGCTGTACCAGCGGTCACCGCAGCCAGCGATCTCAACGAAACCATCAGCAAAACCAACGTCATCTTTGGTGAAGCTGCCAACGAAGTACAGATTTTTGCGGATACGGCAGCAGCGTCATTGGGCCAAACCCGGCAGCAGGCGCTCGACGCGGCAGCCACATTCGGCACGTTTGGCAAGGCTGCTGGGCTGACCGGGCAAGATTTGGCATCATTCAGCACCGATTTCACCAGCCTGGCCTCAGACCTGGCATCATTCAACAACACCAGCCCAGAGGAGGCCGTACAAGCGTTAGGAGCCGCCCTCAGAGGCGAAAGCGAGCCTCTGCGACGATTTGGTGTCCTGCTGTCTGCTGACGCTGTAGCAGCCGAAGCAATGGCTATGGGATTGGTTACCACAACCATCAACGAGGACAAGCTGAACATCGCTTTGCAAAAGGTTGACATTGCGTTCCAAAAGAATCAGGAAACCGTTGCCAAATTTGGTGAGGATTCCATTGAAGCTCAAAAGAGCCGCTTGGCATTGGAGCAGGCCGAGCAATCGCTGAACAAAGCCCTCGATGGCACCACGGACAAACTGACAGCCCAGCAAAAGACTCTGGCTACGCAGTCGCTGATCATGAAAGCCACGACCGATGCCCAGGGCGATTTCGAGCGCACCAGCGACGGCCTAGCCAACAGTCAACGCATCCTGACAGCTCAATTCAAGGATTTGCAGGCCGAGCTTGGCATGATCCTGCTGCCCATCGTTGAAAAAGGCACCAAACTACTCAGTGGCCTTACCGGGGCTATGGCAGCCAACAAAGACGTGACCGCCATAGCAATCGGTGTCGTTGCCGGATTGGCAGCTGCCGTGCTTGCTGTCAACGCAGCCATGAAGGTGTACCAAGCGACACTGGTAGTCGTAAAGGTCGCCCAGGCGGCGCTCAACTTTGTTATGAGCGCCAACCCAATCGGACTAATCATCATCGGCATTGCGGCCCTAGTAGCTGCATTCGTTGTCCTAGAAAAGAAGTTTGGTGTCGTCAGCAAAGCCGCAGAGTTCCTAGGTAACGCGTTCAAGCAATACATCATCAGCCCACTGAAAGCCGCGCTCGATCTAGTCGGCAAGGTCATTAGTGCATTGGGCAAGATTCCAGGTGTCAGCAGCATTGCTGGCGCTGTTGGTGGCTTGGTAGGCAAAATACCAGGGCTCGCGGATGGTGGCATCGTGACCGGGCCAACATTGGCTGTCGTTGGTGAGGCTGGCCCTGAGGCTGTGATCCCATTGTCCAAAATGAATCAGATGGGCAATGTGACCATCAACATCAACGCCAACGTCGCTGACGAGCGTTTGGGCGATGTGATTGTAAATGCGTTGCGCCAGTACAACCGTCGATCAGGCCCGGCAAACATCCTGGTGGCGTAATGGCGACAAGTGTTGTCCAATCAGGTGATTACCTGCTCGAGCTTGATACCGGCTTTGATGTCAACAGTTTCAGGCTTGATGATTCGGCAAAAGGCGTGTTGGACAATACGACATACACGTTGGGGCCGAGTACTCAATACGCCGACATAACTGAGTTTGTAACACGTGTGAGCTACAAACGCGGTCGCCAAAAGATTGACGATCAGTTCGGTGCGGGCACCATGAGCTTCAACATGCGTGACGAAACAGGCATCCTCGGCCCATATGACACCAGCAGCCCCTATTACGACCCGACAAACGACAAACCCGGCCTGGCACCAATGCGTCGAGTGCGTCTGAGCCGTGAATCCGAGTATCTGTTTGTGGGCTACGTGACCGGGTACAACTACCTGTTTGCGTTGGCTGGGCCGAACGAAGTGCAGGTCAACTGTTCAGATGATTTCTATTTGCTTGCACAGACGCAATTTGCTGCGTTCAACCCGAGTGCGGAAACCTCAGGCGAACGCATTGAGACAGTTCTAGCACTTCCCGAAATTGACTATCAAGGCACAACCAACATTGACACTGGCACCGTCAACCTTGGGCATGACAGCTCCTACAACGTGCAGGCTGGCACCAACACAATGCAATATCTCAATGCAATCAACCAGGCCGAGCAAGGCAGACTCTTTATGTCTCGGAATGGCGAATTGACGTTCCAGCCGCGTGTGGGTGCCACGCTCAGCGGCTCAGTGTTGACGTTCGCTGATGATGGCACAGCAACGCCATACGACGAGGTGCAAATTGAGTTTGATGCCGATGGCGTAATCAATCGCGCATACGTCGAAGCACTCGACGGCAAGACAGCCACCGCCAACGATCTGACCAGCCAGAGCACGTATTTCATCCAGTCGCAATCTGTCACCGGCAGTTTGCTACACCAACAAGGCGAAATTGACGACCTGGCTGACTACCTGCTCGAGGGCGAGCCAGGGCCGCGTTACACAGCAGTCAGCACACGTTTCAACATGCTGGACAACACCGAACGCAACTTGGCTGCCACGGTGGACATTGGTGACACCATCACGGTCACCAAAGCCGTGACCGGGCTTTCAACGCTCACCTCCGAGCTCAGCATTGAAGGCATCGAAGGCAGCATCGACTTTGCGTCAGGTCATCGGATCACGTACTACACGGCCCCAACCACGGTGGTATTCCAGCTGATATTGGATGATGCAACATACGGCGTAATGGACTCCACCAACGTATTAGGATGAGGTAACCATGGGTGCAAACGCTCAAACATCAGTTCCAGCCTTTACTGCCGGTCAAGTTCTGACCGCAACCCAAGTCACGCAAATAAACACAGGCATTCCAGTATTTGCCGACACGACTGCGCGAGATGCAGCATTTGGCGGTGCTGGCGAGAAAGTGTTGGCGCAAGGTCAAATGTGCTATTTGGAGTCCACTGACAAAGTGCAGTTCTACAACGGCTCATCCTGGGCTAACATTGGTGGAGTGACGAATGTAGATGAGTTCACGGCTTCGGGCACCTGGACTGTTCCAGCTGGCGTGACCTATGCGATTGCCCATATTCGGGCAGGCGGAGGCGGTGCAGGATCTACAGCAACGGCAGGCGGTACGTCATCAGTGGCGTTCAGTGGAGGTACTGCAAGCGCAACAGGTGGCGATCCTGCAAGTTACATTATTTTGACCCAAGGTACGGCAGGACAAGCCAACAGCGGTATTGGGGCATTTGGCTTCAACAGCGGTGGTGACCCAGGCAAAGCAGCCGATGGCGCATACATTGTGCACGGTGCTTCAGTAACACCAGCCGCCAGCATCACTGTAACTGTCGGCGCTGGTGGTACCGGCACTCGAGCAGGCGGCTCGGGCTACGTGTGGATCGAGTATGTCGTATGAGCGAGCGCACAGTGGCAATCGTTGAACCGAACATCACTAATGGCGTGATCGTGAACTGTGAAGTCGTTGCAGCCGATTGGGTAAACAATGACCCACAGCACATGATTGAGTACACATCCGAAAACCCTGCTGGCATCGGCTGGCAAGTCATAAATGGTGTGGTCATCGTGCCAGCGCCAGCGCCGAACATTGAGTAGGTCAAATGAAGTGGGCACCAATGCTCGAGGACTGGCTCAAAGCGTTCGTCGCTGGTTCCGTCGCCGTGCTTATGTCAGGCGACTTCAACGCGCAAAACGTGCTAAAAGCCGGGCTCGCAGCGCTGCTGCCAATGATCTACGCCTGGGCAAACACTAAAGACACGCGGTACGGACGCAAGTGAACCGACCAGTCAAGCCGGTACGACTCCCGGCTGACCTTGCCAATGTCAAGCCAGGTGAAGTACCTGCCTACCTATTGCGCGCCATCCGGCCGTACGGTCGGCTGCATTGGCTGGCAGCCCAGGCGTGGGAGGCAATGCGTAAAGCTGCACACGCTGATGGCATCAGACCGTTCAAGCCCAGCTCGGTGTACGACACCTACCGCGACCTGGCTACCCAGGAGAAAGGTTTTCTCGCCCGGTACACCACGGCACCAATCGCCAACAGTAAATCCATCCGCGTGTACAAAGGCCAGAAGTATTACCTCAAGCCAGGGCTAGCCCCGATGGCAGTGCCTGGCACCTCGACCCACAACCTGGGCCTAGCAGTGGACATATTCTCGGCCTCAGGGGAACGCCTGGACTGGATGGAAGCCAATTGCATGAGCTTTGGATTCTGCTGGGAATTCCGATCCGGGGCCGAACCATGGCATATCCGATATTTCAAGGCAGAATCAGTACCAGCCAGAGTGCAGCAATGGCTGGACACTCATGCCAACAGAAATCTACGTAGCTCTCATCAGTGCAGTTGCCATCGTCTCGGCGGCTGTCCTGCCTGCTGTCCTGATTGAGCGTGCCCGGCGAGAGAATGCCGATGATCACGCATATGTGCGCAAGGTGTTGACTAGGGTGGAACGCAAGATTGACAACCACCTGGAGG